GTAAATGTCGTCAATACCAATGAACAGCGGAACCGGACGGCGCTTGCCAGAGTCCCAGCTCAGCTTCATGTACTGCGCACCACCCAGCGGTACTTGCGTCAGCAATTGCTCAAGTTCCGCACGGAACTCCGGCATCTGCTGCGTCAACTGCCAGTTCATGTACTGGCTCTTGCGCGATGCCTTTGCAACCTTGTCCGCAGTCGGCTCGCCAACAATGTAGTCCTTTACAGGACCCGCTGATGGGAAAAGCTCCTTAATAGCTCGGGCAGAGAAGTCCACGCAAACCTCAGTAAGCATGGGGTGCACAACCCGACTTGCGCCCTGAAATTGAGCGCCGCCTGGTGCATCATCTCCAAGTCCCGTACGCCGAATTCCCTCTTCATACTGCTCATCGCGCTTCTTGCGCGCTTCCTTGTCCTTCGACACCAAACCCAAAAGATCCTGCGCCAAAGAGTCCATCTCGCCCTCAGGCAGCGTCTCCGCTAAGTTAGAGTAAAACTCCAACTCAACAGACTCCTCGGACTCCTCTTCAAAACGAACAATCGCCCCGCCGTCCTCAGTGTCCTCAATCTCAGACACCTCATCAGGGAGTTCAAACATCTCACCAAGGTCTTCCTTCGCTTCATCCAAATCATTCGGCTCAGATGCCATATGGATTTCCCCTCGGACGCTCGTTCACAATTAGTCGCGGCTGTACCGGTTTAGGTTTACTCACGCTTATCATATCCCTGTCCGCTAGGAAACGTAATCCCTGCGTGCAAGCATCCATCAAATCATCGTGTTTGATCGTCCCCTCCCCCGAAAACGAACACAATTGGTATAAAAGCGGCTCCGCCCATGATCTAACATGCCCGGAACGCTTCTCACTCTCCACAAACCACACCATCCCACTGGCAAATAAGTGACTCACCATGTGCAATCGGGTCAGCTTCGATGCCTTCCCAGGGTTATACGCATGCGCCAGAATCCCCTCCCTAGAGAGCATCTGACGGAGCGAAATCCCGCTGCCCTTGTCCTCAATCACTATCGTATCGGGCTTCCGACCCGTGTTAATCATCCGAGAAGGACCGTACATCGGCTTGATAATCGGCTTCTGATCGTCCTCCCCGTAGTAAACCTCCATCTCCCGCTTCACCTTCTTAATCAACTCCGGCATCCCTAACCGGTCTTCCCAACAATCCAACAAGATAATGTTCGGTTTCTCGTTCTCGTAGAACAAACCCAACACCACGCACGCACTCGGGTCCGAATCCGATGTCTTCTTGTCCCGAGTCTGCTCCGTAAATGCCGTGTCCAAGCTCATCACAATGTGCTCAAGCGCCGGTAACGGCTTCTTCGCCGGCCAGAGTTTCACCCAATTGCGCTTGATAATCCCCTGCTCTTCAGGGTTTAAAACCTCTGCGTAAATTTCTTGGCGCCCCAGTGTCGTGCCCTCAAACTTCAGCAATTGCTGCTGGAACGTCGGAGCCAAATTGGCAATGTTCTCGTACGTGCTCGCCCGCGTTACGTGTACATCCGCACCATCACGCGAAATCAAATCCCGAATCAACGCCTTCGGCTTCGGTGTCGTCGTCGCTACAATCCTCGGGTGTTTCCCCAATCGAAGCGCAAACATAATCATGTCCCACGCCTCTTGATCGTACTGCCACGCAGCCAGCTCGTCAGTCCAACAACCGTGCCATTGCCCACCACGCAGCCGATCAGGCGTCTCCGCTGAAATGCCTTTGATTAGCGAACCATTCTTCAGAATAATTTCCGATAGCGACCTGTTGTACTCTTGAACAACACGCTCAGGCATCACCTGCATCAAGCCCGAATCACCCTCAAAACACGTATCGCGAATGTCCGCTGAAGTCGGTGCACACACCAACCAGCGCGTATCCGGCGCCTTGTAAGCCTGCCACCACACCCATTCGGCTGCGGCTCGAGTCTTACCCGCTCCGCGTCCCGCCAGCAAGAGCCAGACTGTCCAATCCCCCTTCGGGGGCTTCTGGTGCTTATGCCTCTGATTCACCCACTTCAGCCGGTTCTCGTACGCAATCAAATCATCCGTCGGGAGCTTGTTCAGCTCCTTGATCAGAGGATCGTTCATGTCTAACGGCGGAGGTGCAGGAACCCCCTGGGCAGACTGAATCATCGATATCGCGCAGTCTTCTTCGCTATTGACTTCGGCTGCGCTACAAATTGCTTGCCCTTCGCCTTGCCCTCGCGCTTCGCTGCCGTTGTACGTGCGTACTCCTGCGGCGTTAACGATTCAATCGCAGCCTTCGGTAAGTAACGCTCGCCCGTCTTCGATGAGGGCTTTCCAGACTTCGTGGTCCACTCTTGAGCAGTCCAGTTCTTCAGTGACTTTTGTGAGGGTTTCATGGTTAATCCCTGTACCCGCCGCCCTTTTCCTTGTACCGCTTAGCCAGTAACTGAGCTTTGCGAGCTGACCATTGGCCCGCTGCGGTACCTTGAGTGGCAGATGCCTTGATCTCGTTAAACAACTTCTTGCGCATCTCAGGCTTCGTGTAATTGCCCGCTGCGTTTACCTTAGACTTCGTTGCCATTGTCAACACTCCATACATCAGTTTGACGCTTCAACTTAGGCCAGTTGGATTCAGTAATGAACGATTTATCCAACACCAAAACGTGGTTCGTAGGTTGCGCTGTATAACGCCCGTTGTCCAGTTTAATGAAGTAAAACTCCTTCGATTGTTCCGGCTCCAGACTGAATCCATCCAGCATCGGAATCGCAGTAAATAAGTAATTCCCCGTGTGCTCCTGCTTAGACCGTAGCCGGGTGCGCATCCGCGTACCCTCAAGAAACGGATACTCCAACATGCTGAAGTGGTGCCCGTAGCAATCCCAAGTCTGTGCGTCGGCGGGGTCCCAAGGGGACCCTGTGATTTTGTGCGCAAGCTTGTGTAACGGTACGTTCCGGTACACCGCCCCGCACTCCAACATCACATGACACCCCCAAGTGCGACCGGGGTGACTCACCAACCCAAACCAAGCTACCCGCAGCCAGTCGTGGGTCCCTATCGCATTCGGCTCCACATACGCATACGTGTGGCGGGGTAATGGGGCGGCTCCGGTATACAGCATGGGACCCTAGAGTAATTGTGCGCAAGGGGGTAGCGCAAGTAAAAGTGGTGGTGGGTGGGAATTGTGAATTGGCGTATGGGACCCGTCACCCCGCCCCCACGAAACGTGGGCCCCCCGTGCGCGTTTTTTCGTGCGTGCGCGTGCGCGATTTATAGGGGCCCCGGAGTCATTTGCGCGATTAGACCGCGTGCGCGTGCGTGCGTGCACGCCAGGCGCGCGCGTGTACGTGCGCGTATGCGTGCGTATGCGCGGTTATACCTGGCGCGTGTGCGCGGTTATTACTTGCGCGTGCGTTGTCAATACCTGCGTGCAGCCTGTCCGCGTGGTGGTCGTCACATTGCGGGGTGTTGACGGATGGCGCGGGGTTGTGCATTCTGTCCCCGTTCGATAACACAACACGAGGGTTTGCACACATGAAGATCGAATTGAACGTTGATGAATTGCTCCGAGTCGATATTTTGCTCACGCAAAAATGCGGAGAGCTACTCGAAAAGGGCGCCATTCACGACAACGAAAAATGGGAAGAGTACAAGCGGCTTTCTAGTCTTTCGAAGAAATTTTGGGCGGCTTATCAGAAAGCCGATAAGGCACTAGAAAAGGCGCGCAAGTAAAAGCCGGGGAGTTTGACTCCCCGATCTTTTCGACTAGAATGTGACAAAACGCACACAACGGAGATTGCACAAATGTTTTTTCCTAGACTTACAAAATCGCTCCACACTGTTACCGCTGTCGCGAATGTCGCGCGGTATATCGTTACGGTCGTGCCAGTGTCGCACCCTGAAACACTCGCGCGCATTTCGCTCGACGTTTTAGGTTATTCGCTCGAAGACTATTCGAAGAGCGATCCGACTATCGTCAAAATCATGCGCGAGTGTTCGATCATTATTGCCAATCGTCGCGCGAGGGTAGCAGCATGATTCGTATATCCGTAACGTCCAAACTTGACGGGGTGCGTTCATGGTCGCTAGTCGCGCGCGACACTTGTCCCGGCTCAATTGGTGCCGATGGTCAATTGGTGCCGGCATGCGTGGGTTGCTACGCTGTCGGCGGCAACTACCGTTACCCCAACGTCAAAAATCCGCGAATCGAAAACCGCGAGGATTGGAAGCGCCCGGAGTGGGTTGCGGAAATGGTGGCGGAATTGCGCAATGACCGATATTTCCGGTGGTTCGATAGTGGCGACATGTACGCGCTCGCGCTCGCGGAAAAGATTTACGACGTTATGCGCGCCACACCACATGTGCAGCATTGGTTACCGACTCGCATGCACAAGTTTTCAAAATTCGCGGACGTACTCGCACGCATGCAATCGCTTCCGAACGTGATGGTACGTCCGTCGTCCGATAGCGTGATCGGCGACTACACGCCCGGTGTGCACGGCTCCACCATCGTGCCGTCAATCGATGCCGTGCCGGCCGGCGCTACGTTGTGCCATGCCGCAAACAATGCCGGCAAGTGTGGTGCGTGTCGTGCGTGCTACTCGAAAGACGTCGCCGTGGTCGCCTACGTGGCGCACGGCCGCAGCATGGCAAAGGTAGTCCGCGAGCAGTTGGCTGCATAACAGTTTCAGTGTGCAACCCTTTGGGGCGGGACTTCCCACCGCCCCTTTTTTTAGTCCAACGGCTCCGCCTCGCCGTCAATCGTGATGCCTTTCGATAGCAACCCATTCACGGTTTGCAATATTTCCGTGCGCTGCGCAATTTCAATCGGCCCGCCATCCTTCCCGGTTAATTCCACACCGTTACGCTCTGTAAACTTGCCGGCTCCGCGTGTTTTTAGCAGGAAAATTGCAGCGGTGTCACTCCCAGCTTTTGCACGCTGCGCGAGGGATTGCGCGATATCATTAACCATCGACGCCTGTCCGGTATCAAGTTCGTGTTTGTAGTGCGTGTGCAGGGTATCGAAGCCCACCTTCAGCACCTTTGCGATGGTTTCCTGCGTCATACCGGCAAACACCATTTGGGCGACGGTCTGCGCGACTGCGGGGTCTGGATGTTTGCGATTGTCTTTTATAGCCATTATGGGTTTATCCGCCTGGCGCTCTACGAGCCCCTTATACCGGCTCTTCCCCGACCCGCTACCCACCCCAAGGGTATCCGCCTTGCCCGCCTGTAATGCCTTCTCGCTCACGTTTACGCAGCCTCCCTATATAGCCTGCCGAACACGCCCAAAATACCGCAGCCAGGCGGGATGCGCAAGCGAAAAACAATAATTACATATTTTTACTTTTAAGGTAAGCATTAAAGGAACGCACGTAAGCCATTGATTTCACACAACATAGGGTATTATATATATTATTATTTATTATTATTATTATATATCTATCTATTTCCCTCTTGTTGTATTCCTGCCACAACTCTGTTGCTTCCATGCCACACCCCCTCACCCTCCCTCCCTCTCTCCGTTTCTCTTAAGTAAAAATAGAATTAAATGCATTAATTCCCAAGTGCTTGATCCGCAAAGGAAAATCGACACTTTCGGGTTATGCATTAATTAAGCATTAAGTCATGCATTAATTAACCGGCTATGGAAAGTTATCCACACCCTGCCTGGAATTCTTAACAAATCTTAACAATCGGACTGCTTGACAAGCGCAACCGGCTTGTGCATAATGTCTCCACGGTGATCCAACCAGGTCACCGCGCTCTATAACAACTCACTTGGAGATAGCACACATGACGAAGCACGAGCATGTCTTGTCGAACGGCTACACCTTTCTCGCAGTCACGGCGGGTCAATACGGCACATGGGCGAGAGCAACCGACCCCATGACCGCGATCCGAAACGCCGCTGAAGAGAACGGCTACGGCAACGACGGGAAGATCCTTGTGATGTGCGTATACGGTAAAAACGGATCGGTCGGGTGCGGTGGAATGGGTGGGATCTATTGGGAAGAAGGCGCGGAGCCGACCCCGATTGGTCTTTTCACCGTCACACCGAAATCCATTACCCCCACCAAAAAGGGTGATGCCAACAAGACGCATGAGAATTGCGAAGAGTGGATCGAGAAAGTTTTATCGGACATCCGCGAATCACTAGCAGCGTAACCATGAGGGCGGGACTTCCAACCGCCCCATTCTCCGAGTAGTTGACTAGCGCAACCGGATTGGGCAATACTGAACCTGAACACTGAACACGGAGCACACGAACCATGAGCAAACTCGACACTTTCGTACCCCGCGTCAACGGTTACTCGCCGTGGGGGTGGGTCATCAGCACCCGCCGTCTCGCTGACGGCATCATCCTCGTATCAAGCATGACGCACGGTGGTATCTGGTTATCACCCGCTCGCCGCACTCAACTGGCATCGGAATCCCCGCACCTGCTGCGCGCTGTCGAAGGTCGCTCGTACGCACCAAAGCCGATGTGGTGGGAGGAAGACTGCGAGGCCGTGCTACCGCTACTCGCGTTCTGGGATGAACTGCCCGCTGCAATGCGCCGCGAATCCTACCACGCGCAGATGGCGCGCACCGCAAACCACACCTACGGCATCAACCTTGCGGAGGTCGCATGAACGCATGGGAATTTCTGATCGCGATTGTGGGCATGTCGCTGATTGCAACGTCGCTGATGATTTTGATGCCCGTGGGTTACTGGTTTTATCTGTTCACGCTCATGGCGGGATCAGCCGCCATCGGAGCACTCGTAGGGAGCATCGTGCGATGAGCAAGCATACAAAGGGCCCGTGGCACATTGGCGCGGGGAACGGCGAGGGCAGCGTGTTTGCGGACGAGGGCCGCACTCGGTTGGAGCAGGGCGGTACGACGCTGTACTCGATCTGCAACGTGACTCGCGGTTGGAACGATTCCGAGGACGCAGCGAACGCTCGTCTGATCGCAGCCGCCCCAGACCTACTCGCCGCCCTGCAAGCCATCGTGAATGGCAACGTCTATGGTGATTCTGATGAATGGAACCGCCGCATTGACGCCGGATTTGCCGCTATCGCCAAAGCCACGGGAGAGCAGCCATGAAAGTTAAATTCTACGTCGGTGCGATGGAATCGAATTTTTGTGACGGCGAGGAAATCCATATCCTCACGCGGCTGGATTACGTACTCACCGCGCATAGTGATGAAGCGACTGACCAACTCGA